TTTTGGATCGGCGTGCGCCGCCTTGACCGCCTCCTCTGGGAAGCTGTTCATAATTTCATCGGGAAACCTGACGGCCATCTCGCGCTCAGTCTCGCGCTCAACATAGTCCTTCTTTGACGGCATCTCCGAGATCGATTTGATCAACGCATCGCCCGATTCGTATCCAAGCATTTCGGCCGCGACATTAAAATGGACGCCGCCATCTTTTGCGTAGACGTACGGCCGCGGCAGTTTGTCGAGCGCCTCTTTCCCGTAAGCATCGACAATTGACTGCCGGTCAATCTTGATCGCCTGCACGCCATTTGGGAGGTCGGAACCATCTGGCATCTTGCCGCGCTGTAAAATTGCGAGCGCCTTAAAGACTCGCATTTCGTTTGCCTGAGCCTCAATACCAGCCATGACTTCTTTACGAGCGGCCTTGTACGCGACCTCGCGCTTTTGCATTTCATGCTTCACGGCCTTCGCTGTGAGCTCCTCGTTCGCCGCACGCTTGGCATCGTTCTCGAGCTTCTTGTATTTCTCGGCCATCTCTTTACTCATGCCGATCTCAAGAGGGTTCGAGAAAAGCGACGGTTGTCCGCGCACCGCTTCGGCAAGCTGCTCATCGGTCGCCATCAGTCGGTCCATGACGCCCTTGATTTCAGGGGTCAGCTCAACATCCAAGCGCAGGAGGTTCTTGTAGATATTGGTCAGCCACACTTTGAAGTTGGCAAACGCCTCTCTAAGCTCCGACGTTGGCGCCTTGCCCTTTGCAAGGTAAAGCTCGAATGCCCTCGCCCATTGTTCGTGATGCTCGGTCGTAACATCATCCCACGACTTCACCCCGAACCAATTGAGGATTGAGCCCATGTCGCTTTGAAGCTGGGCCGATGCCTTCGGGTCTTTTGACAGATCCTTCAGGACCTCGAGATAGAAATGCCCGGTCTCGTGAAGGAAGGTCGAGAGATCCGCTTTGGCGAACAGATCGATACGCATCGTTTTATTCGATCCTATAACGATCCTACCGCGAGGCCCGGCCTCAGATGCGTCACCTTGCTTAAACTGGCCTTGTTGCTTTTTTGAATTTGCCGATGTATCATCAGGGAACTGGCTAAGGGTAAGAGCGGAAAGGCCTGCCGCCCCTTGGGAGACATCTCCCTCGGTAATGAGGATCTGGCCGTCCTCACCTTTAGCTGATTTCTTCAATTGCTTGAGCTGTCTCTTGCCAATCTGATACCAGTTTACAACTTCATATCGGTCTTTATTGACGTTAATCTCGATCACAGAAACCTGAGATTTCTCATCTTCATGCACAAACTGAAAGTAGTTCGGTCGCTTTGTCTTTTGCGTTTGAACTACCGATGTCGGATTGTAAATCGCCTCACGCAAAACCATCTCGCCGTCTGATGGTTTAAGTTCGGGATGGTTTAGAAGATTCTTTTTCGCAACTCTTTCACTGATTACAACCGGCTTATCTTCAACGCCTAATTTTTCTAGTACCAATGGAGGAAGGCGAGGCAGCTCAACGTCGCCTTTGCCGTCTGGGTTTTCGAAGTATTTAGTGGGATCAACTGGGCCTGATTTTTTTTCTGACTGAAACAGCTCAAAGCCATGGCCGAGTGACTTAGTCTCTACTAATTGATCAACAACTGCCTGTGCAGCCGAAGATTGGAAGAGTGTTCGAGCTTTTGATCCCTGATAAAATTGCCCGCGATTCAGTGAATCAATATACCCAGAATAGAGATCGTCGATAATCTCTCGCTGCTTCTCAGTCAACGCTTCGCCCGCCGTCTGTTTGTCGATCGCCTTCAAAACGGCTTGCTTGGTGTATCCTTTATTTTTGAAGAACTCGGGAAACGTAGAGGTCCCACCGACAAAACCCTGAGCATAGCCTTCATCGTCGCGCTTCACGGTGCCTTGAACGATTTCACTATCTGAGATAACCCTTCGTAGCGCCGCAAGATTACCTACATCATAAATAATTGCGCCAGAGTCATCACGTTGGATCTCAATATCCTCCGTAGTATCTTCGCTAACGGCAGTGGCGTCTGGCTCGGATCTCACAACATCTTGCCCGCCAATATCAATAGGCCCTTCAGCCGTTTGAATCTGTAGGCCGTAGCGCTTGAACAGCTCCATTGGATCTTGCCCCGTACGAGAAGCGAGCGACAGCATCCCTTGCGCGTGAAGCAAAGACATCTGCTTCGCCTCTTTCGGACCGATCAACGGATTCTCCATGGCGACGAGCTGGTCATAGACATTCTTTTTAACTTCGCGCGCCGACACAACCCGACGCTCCTCTGGGCTCATTGCCTCAAGCGGCGTTGGCTTTGTTTGATCAGCAGCCTCAGAATCCTTTTCAAGTAACTTCAGATCTGCACGAAGAGTCTTGTCCGACTCCTCCGCCTCACGCAGAGTCATTGCCTCAGGCGCGTACTTGATGTCTTTTGCAAGACCCTGATAGTGCTCAGTCTCAACGAGGTTCGTTACGAACTTACCGAGCGGGACGCGAACATCCCCGCCAGTCTCTTTTGCCTCGGAGAGCTCCTGCGCGAAACCAAGCGACTGAGCTGCGGCGAGCGGATCAAGCTTCTTTGATTGAAAGTAGGACTCAACCGCTTCGACTGGCATGTAGACGTTTTCAACCGGCCCATCTTTCGTCAGCGTCTCGACGAGATTCTGCTGCGCCTTCGGTAGACGCTTCATGAGCTTTGAATCAAGTACCGCCTGCCCGATGGCTGTGTGAAAGTCTACGGCCCGAGTCGCTGTTTTGATCTGATGAATCCGTGCAGCAGTCATCGCGACACCGGATGGTGATGTCATCCCAACGCCTGAGAAACCGCCGATGATGCCGGCGTTTGCGATGTCTTTCGCGTAGCTTCCGAAGGTCATGTCTGGATTGGCACCGGCCGCGTAGTCGCTGAAGCTTTGAACAGCCTGCGTCGCCATCTCCTCAGATCCCTCTTGAACAAACGAGGCACCGAGGGTCTTCGCCATATCCACGATGACTTTCTTCGAGACGTCCTTGCCGTACTGTTTCGCGATCGCCGACTCCCATTTGCGGAGAAGCGGGATCGTTCCAAGGCTTTCAAACATGGCCTCGGCCGTGCCTTGCGTAATGGCATTGACCGTTGATTTGGTCGGGTCAACCCCGACGTCTCGGCTTTGATCATTCGCACTTGCACCAGTGGTTATGCCAGTTGTGACAAGTCCAGCCGTTGGTGCTCCGGCCGCAGCGAAGGCAATCGTTGTCGCTTGTTGTGGAAGGTTCGCCGCGAACTGCACCGCGAGAGACCTTGCCGCTTTTGAAAAGTCGCCAGATCCAATGAGACCAATAATGTCTGCGCTCATCTCTGGGAGCGACTCGTTTATTCCTTGCGCCTGTCGATCAGCCACGCGAGCGACCGTGTTGTCGCGAAGCCAGTCCGGTGCCGACACCTGGAGATCAGGACGGCCGACCGCCTTCATGAGTGCGTTCTGCGGAAGTGCCGCCACATCGTAAATAAAGGCAGGGGCTTTAGATACCGCAGACGTTGCCTGCGACATGCCGGACATGAGCCCGCGGTACATTGATTCCATTGCGCCATACTCTTTGATTGAGTCGGCAAGCTTCTGAGCCTGTGGCAGATCATCCTTCACAAGACCTGCGTTGTCAGGATTCCCAAGCCAGTGCGAAAGCTCCGGCGAATCCTCGATGATCCGGTCAAAGTCGACAGCTTTGGACTGATCTGACTTCGACAGTTCATCGAAGTTATTCTCGACGAACGCCGTCGGAAGCTTCATCCGCTCAGCGAGCTTCATCGCCTCGGCCTTGCGCTCAGGAACAACGTCAGAGGCCATGCGAACAGACGTCTTTAGCCTCGTGACATTCTCACGCTTCATGTCTTCAATTGCTTGCGCAGAAGGATCAATCTCGCGTCTGCCGAATGTTTCCTGCACTAGCGCGTCGAGCTCATTAGTTGCCATTTGGATTCTTTCTCAGTGCGCTCTGATAGAGCCGAACGAGGTTGTCGTCGGTGACCGGAAGCCCGGCCTTACGAAGTGCTGACTCGAATTCGCTGCGTTTATTCTTTGGAATGTCGCTGGTCTCAACTTCGAAGATCTGCTTCTTTGTATCAAAGATCCAACCCTTATCGACGACTGCCCTAGTCAGAAGGCCGTTAATTATCCGGGTTTCCTCGTCGCTTGATGGCTTCTTTCCAGTTTTCGCCTCAAGAGACTTTAGTTCCCTGTTCATCTGTAGTCTGATCTTATTCACACTCTCCGCATCTTTGCTGCCCGGCTTTGGAGAAGGATCAATGTCGGCCGCCTTGAGTGCACCATCGACGATATCCTTGGTTGAAAGAAACCCATCGAGTTCGCGGTCAGATTTCCCGTCTCCAGTGCGAAGTGACGTCTGCAAATTGACGAGCTCCTTGAACTCCGAGTCTTCCATTGATGTCCGGTACTTCTCATGCAAGTTTATTTGCAGAAACTTGTTTCTGGTTTCTGGAGTTGCGGCCATTGTCTTCAAATCGTAATAGGCACTCCAGTCCGTGCCGAGCTCACCCGACTGACGTTTTCTTGCGTACTCCTTGAGCGCACTCTTCTCGGACAGCGAAAACTGCGAAAGCATTCCTGGCGGGATCTTATTGTAGTCGCCCGTCTTGTCGATGATCTGAGATGCGTTTCTATGGAGGTCTTCGACCATCTGATTGCGAGCCATGCGGCGGTCAGAGTAGTTCTGCTTTAACTGATCGAGTGTTGCGTCGCGACGCTTTGGATCTTCGATGTCGCGCGCAGCCTCAAGTGCCGCCGCCATATTGTCGCCGTACTTGTACATGATTTGATCAGACATACGCTGGGAGTCGCCGCGAAGCGACCCCTCCTCGAGTGCCTTTTCGACAGCCATACGGTGAGAACCAGTAAAGTTCCCAGCGTTCTCGTCGAAATACTTTTTTGCAAGAAGGTCATCGCCATTATTTAGATGTCGCTCAACAATTGATGCGTGCACCTTCGACGAATTCTCTGCGACCATCTGCTCGACTTGAACTCCAGATAAGCCAAGGCGGTCAGCGTTCTTTAGGATTGCCCCGCGCATGAGCTGAATATTCTCGTTTATCTTTTGAGGATTCGTGTAATTCAAAAGTGCGTCGCTTTGAGCGGCTGAAACGAGACCGTCGGTAACGCTCTTGTCGAAGACCTCACGCTCACGACCAACGTGAACCTGTATCTTCTCGTTTAAATCAAGGCCTTCGTTTTGAATGAAACGGCCAAGCGCTTGTCGCACGCGCTCATTCGGAGCTGTCGCGGTAAGCTCAGACGTGAACTTCGAGAACTCCTCGCCAATCTGCTCTGGTAGTCCAAACGCGTTCTGACCTTTTTGATTCAGTGCCCCGGTCTTCTCATTGTGAAGCCTGTCGATTTTCCACTGCTTTAGTTTCGCTGCGTGATCGGCCAGGGAAATATCATCGGCCTTCTGTTGCTCTTTGAGCGCGATGTCCATGGCCGTATTACCAAGGCCACGAATGGCATCAACGCCCTGAGCTGCACGACCGCCGCCAAAAGCCTCAACCGAAGCCTCTTGATTCACTCTCACATTTGGGGCCGCAGCCTGCTGAACCTGTGGCTGACTATATCTTGGAACTGATGGCACGATTCCCCCTACCTGTCTGAGCGGCGATTGATTGCGTAGGCATTATCTGACGAATGATTGCCGCCGGCCCGAAATCCGCCGCTCGCATAACTTCGCGCTATGGTATCGGCAGCCTGAATGCCGCCAGTCAAAAGCGTTGCGCCTGCCGTGTTCCGCTTCCCCATTGCATCCATTTCAGCGGAAGCCCGGCCTTGAGCCCCTTGCACTCGATAGCCCCATGCTTCGCGCTGGGCATTGTTCCGAACGGTCAGCGCATCGAGAGCGCCCATTTCTGCGGTCTCGGTCTGCACGTCTTGCGCGCTGCCAGAATCGACTGCGATACCTTGAGCAGCAAACCCTGCGCGTTGGGAACCTTTGATCTGATTCGCGCGCTTCAACACGTTGCCGGCCTCAACCTCTCCGCGTTTCTCAGCGTCCTCTGCCTGCATGTTTGACAGGCGCTCATTCACGCCGGCCATTCGCTCAGAATACGCGGCCGACGCCTCAAGCCCTGCCGCCTGCTGCCTTGCTGAAAGCAGCGATGCTCCGGCCGTTAATGCTGCGATCGTTGTCATTGCGCCCATAAATCCCCCTACTTAAACGGCAAGTACCCAGCAGGCGAAACCGCTAAGATCGACATCGGTAGCGGATCAACTTGCCGGATAAACACATGACCGTTTGAGTTCCAATTTGCTTCAATATTGACCGTGGCAATCCCTGTCTTTAGAGCCGTCGGATCACCGTACATTTCAAGACCGCGAAGCTTCAGTTCAACAAGACCCTCGAGAAGATCAGTGCCGGTTGGCTCTTGCCGTCCGACGAATAGACCAGCCGACTCTTCGAGATGTACGGTCAGTCGATTCACAAGCTTCTTTTTGTCTGACAGCGTTTCACCTTCGGCCGTGTCGATGTCGAGTGTTTCAAGGTCTGCAACGTACGGGATGCCAACATGGATCACCCCGCGAGCTTCACTTAAAGTCACAGTCCCATTTGTCACCGTGACGACCGTGTATGCTGGATTATTTGGTGACGCGACAACAGCGCCATCGGCCAGGATTGAAACGTCAAGGCCCTCCAGGTGCCAAAGCCCAGTCAGTTGATCGACGGCTCTGGTCCATGTGGTTTGAGCTGAGCTTCGAAGAGACGCGTCAACCGTTTGGTGCGGTGTTACCGAGACGACGGTGCCGCTCGTGTAGGCAGTGATCGTGAGCCTGAGTTCGTTGCCGTCTGAATCGTAGAGGTAAATCTTGTTACCAACGTCGGCCGCCGTAAAGAACGACGCCGATGCCGTGAGCGTCAGCGTTTCGTCATACGTCCAGTTGGTGCCGCCACTTAAAGTCATGGTCGTGGCAGTATCGTTTCGGCCGTCGTAGGACAGGGCCGAATCCATAAAGATCATGTCTTTTCGGTCGTCGACCCGACGCTGTGTCAGGCGCTCAATGTACCGAACCGACCGACCGTCTATCGTTCTTTGGACGACGACATAGACCGCATCCTCAGTGCCCTCAGGCACGACGCAGACGTTCTCGACAAGCCCGCCATCAAAGTCGTGTCTTGCCCATCCGAGGATCTGCTGTTCTCTGACATAGGTGAGCGAAAGTAGAGTGCCGTCTCCTCGGACAGCCCATACAACTGAGTGCGGAATTGCCTGATAAGCCCAGTCGTCGATTGTGTACCCGTCGATAAGATGAGCTGCGAATATTGTGAGGTCATTGCCGCGATACCCGTCAACCTGATAGTCGAAATTTAAGTCTCGAACCGCTGAGCCTCTGGCCTGTACGTAAAGTGCGGTCGAGTCTATCAAAAGCGGCGCAAGTGTCGAGGCGCCGTTTTTTGAATACTCCTTCGGGTTAATGGCGAAGGGGGTCAGAACGCCGCCGTCGCCTTGAAGTGCGAACTCCGATGAATTCGTGAAAACGACTGGAGAGCCGAGGTCGATGATATGCCGTATTTCTGCGACTCGATTTCCGGCGAGTGAAAATATGACCGCATCGCTATCACTTGTTGGTTCATACTTATAAAAATTTCCATAGTCTGACGAAGCGGAGAGCCATGCTGTTTCTGTCTCATTGGTTGACGATGCAAACGCTCGGCGCTGCTGAGTTAATCCAACAACCCCCGGGTAATTTCCGGCCGACGCAAGTATGTCGCGGGCAACTGGTAGAGGGGTTGAGGTATCAACAGGAACGCCAGAATCATCGAAGCCAGAAGTTCCCCCGCCGGTTTCGTAGAATCCCATAAAATAAAATGGGCCGCCAGATCCGTACGTTGACTTGTAGACGTTGATCCCAAGGATGTCGTAGACACCATCACCGTCTGTGGTCCAACTAATTGATGCCGGTGTTCCTGTTGAAGGCGTGATCGACGTTCCCAGCGCCGGCGAATACGGCGCACTCTCTGCCCCGTTTTTTCCAACAAACGTCCACGTATAGTAGGTTGTTGTTCCTGACGAGCCAATTGTCGGACCAGATGTGTATCCAAAATTTGTCGGTCCGGCAGATTGGGTGAAGCTTGAAAGAGTCCAGCTTGCATCGCCAGTTCGAGATAGCTCTCGAATCGCGTAACTCTTATGGACAAGCGTAACGACATCGGCCGACTGCGCATACTGGATCAGCGGAAGATCCGCCTCAAGGTATGGCGTGGTGATTGTGTAAATCTCCTCAACCGATCCGCCCGATGTATATGATCCGAAAGCTGTAGAATCGACGGCCGTACCGTCCAAGTAGTTGAGCTGAAATGTATTTGCGCCAGCGTTAAGGCCTGCGACCTTAAACGTGCGACCGTTCAAATATGTGCCAATCGCGCCGGTGATTCCTGAGATATAGACCTGATCGGCGTTCGCGTACGTGTCCGCGCCCGAGTAGGTCACGACACATGGATTTGCATTCGTGATGGCCGTGATGTTCTGAGCCGTTAGCTTGACATAGTCACCATTTTTGATGACCCGCATGTACTGGTCGCCGAACTCAAGTACGTAGGTCTGCGTGTCGCTGAAAACAAAAGGAATGAGCCTGACGGCTTTTGTCGAGTCCTTCACCTCACCAATGAACTCGGTGCCGGGACGATTCGCGGCCCCGCCATGTCTCATGACGAATTGGTTCCGAAGCGTCTTTAGGCCTGTTGCATATCGTGAGGTATCAACCCTCGCGTAGAGCGCCGGAGCCACTTCGCCCGATGCAAATGACCGTTGGGATATCGTGCTCACGATTCCCTCGCCACAATATAGTCAGCCTCAGGAGCCGAGTCTGGCTGCTCCTCGTTCACCGCTTGGGCCTGAGCTTTGGTCATCAAGAAATTGTAGAGGCGCTCTGCGCGCTCGCCCATTTTGAACGGATCGCCACCCGTCACTTGCGGCGCGATCATGATCGCCAGGTTTAAAGAGAAGGCCAAGATGAAGTCCGGCGTGAACTCTTCGGTCGCCGTGATTCGCATCGTGTACTCGGCTATCGCATCGGTCTGATCTGTATAGATCAAACGGCCTGAGGCATCGCGGCCGATCTTGTATTTGATCCGCTGATCAGCAGTCTCGCTCCGATTCCCGGATTCAATCCTTCGCATATTTATGCAATCGGAAGGGTATCTGTATGCATAAGCCCATTCATTCGTTGGGTCCTCTTCAACGAGTCCGAGGTCTGCGATCTTTGTCGCAAACGGCCAGTTGAAGTCGCGAAGTGTAGCGTCTCGAACAGTCTCGTAAAAGCTCCGGCAAACGATAGCCTCGGTGCTTTGTTCCGTTGTCAGGTTTGCGATCGTGGTCGAAACCCCGAGGTGTCTTAACGCCTGATTGCAAATGTCAGTGCTCGATGCCATTTAAAACTCCCGACCGCTATTAGGCGGCAAAGGAAAAGAAGGCGGGGCCTATTGCTCACCCCGCCCAGTAAGATCAGATCACGTCAGAATCAGAGACATCCTCAACTTTCGGCTTTGCAGGGCGGCTAGCCTTAGTTGGTCGGCGATACTCGGCCTCGTCAGCCTTGTCCGCTTCGATCATCCATTTGGACGACAGTTGTTTCTCGGCCGGGATAACGATGGACTTGCCGTCTTTATCCTTGCCCTTTCGATCAACGAGAGTGAACTCTTCACCCTCTTTGATTCGTCGGTGATTGTAGTAACCCATCTTTGTCGCTATCACTCGCATGACCTACTCCTTACGAAATCGTGATGTTGTCAGCGTAAGCTTTATACTTGTCGATCATCGAGAGCGGCAGAAGGTCTGCTGTTACTGTGATGCTGGGGCTTGTGCCGCCAACATTGTAGTAAACGCGCAGATAGCGCTCAACCGCAGCGCCAACGGGGATCGGCAGGATGTGCTTCGACCCGAGAGTCAAAGCAGCATAGCCGATCGAGTGAGCGATCAAATCAGTTGCAGACGAGAAACCAGCGTTGTCGTCTGTCTCGATCTGAAACTCATAGGTCTCATCCGTTGTCGTGCCGTCGGCAGCAACGTCAACTGTGAGCATGACGGCCATGGGCTCGCCATCGAACAAGTTGCGTGCTACGCCAAGGTCGATGATGTTTGTGGAACCTGCGTCAGCTGTAACAGCCTGCGCATCCGAAAAGCGATGTTGTGCATCAATAAACATTTTGAACTCCTTTTATTTTCGTTACGCCACTGCCGCTTCTGTTTCGAGAAGTGCATCGACGATCTTGATTGGGATTCCACGGAATGTCGGAACAGAGACGCCATCGACGTCTTTGTAGACAAGTCCGCCGCCTGAGATCACGTCGTCGCGACGTTGGATGTCGAGCATTTGGAAAACTGTGCGGTTCATGTAGAACACGGGCTTTCCCATCTTCATGTTCGGAAGACGGTGAACCGCCTTGATCATGAGCTCGATGAGGTCCGCAGCCGACGATTTCGCAACGAGGTTCGAAATGTCGATGTTCGGGATACGAACAACATGGCGCCAGTCGCGTAGTGCAACGCCGCACTTCCATGTCCACTGGTCCTGGAATGCGCGCATGCGCGTGCCGCCAATACCTGCCGACGTTTCGATTGTCTGCTCGCCGTGATCAGCGTGCGACAAACCTGCCATCGATCCTTTTGGATAGATGCCATGGATCGTCTGAGCGCCCCATGAAATCAACCAGATCGACGAGTTGTCAGATCCAACGCCGCTGCCAGAAACGATGTTCTGACCGCTTGCTGCCGACAAAGAAGAGTAACGAACCGCAAGGCCGTTAAACTCTTCAGCCGCAAGGCCTGAGTTTCCATAGATCAAAGTCGACTGCATCTCCTGGTTCATCGCCTCGATGAAGGCTTGGCCCTCAGAGAGTCGGAACGATGCTGCGTTTCCGTTGAGCTTTGCGAGCTCCACGTCAACTTCGCACCATGCCTCGAGCATTCCACACTGCTCGTCGACCTGTGCAGTTGTCGACTTGGAAGGCTGCACGCCCTGGTTGATCAGGCGCCACGCTACTGTTGGCAGTCCTGTGCGGATTGTGGTCCGCTCGCCCGTGGGCAAGTTGCCCTCTTTCCAAAGCATATCGTCGAGCATCTCGTTTGTTTGCGAGAGCATCTCAACGATAGTTGGGATCTTTCCGTCTGGATCAAGTCGCTTTGCGATGTCCGCAAGTGTTGCGACGTTTGCGCCTAAAGTTGCCATTTGAACACTCCTGGCCCCTAGTTATGGGGCAAAGGAAAAGGGTTATTGTTTACCGTAGAAGAGTTCCTCTGCTGATTTCTTGCCACCCGCTTGAGCGCCAGGCATCACGAGTTTGTCTTCTGCCATTGCCTTGCCAATGCGAAGGAATGTTCGGATCAGCTCGGGATGATTCCCATACCCTGACTCGTCGAGGATCTTGGCAAACTCCTCGCTCGCATACTTGGCCACGACTCGTTTCGCCAGCTCAGCGTTCTCTCGATACGCATCACCGCCGATCTCTTTGTCTTTAAAGCCGTTCTGCTTCCACTCCTCTTTGACCGCCGCAAACTGTGAATCGAGTGCTTTCGCATACGAGTCCACGGCCAAGTGCTCACGATCTAAAACCGCCTGAGCCATGTCCTGACTGAGTTTCATTTCCTTCGCGTAGGCTGAAACTCTATCGATGGCCGATTGGTCTAGCGTTGACCCTTCCGGCAGCTTTAGCTCGTACTTCTCAGGCACGGCCGGGGCTGCGGGCTGGGCTTCACTTGTTGCTTGTGGCGTTGCTGCCTGAGTCGTTTCGGTAGTCGCTGCGGCTGTACTGGCCGTCGCTTCTGCCGTCTGACTTGTCGCTGTTGCCTCGGCTGTCGGTGTTGCTTGGGCCGTGGCTGCTACTACTTCAGACATTGTCGTCATCTCCTTTTCGGTTTTCTTTGATCATTAATAAATAGGCTTCGGGTTCTGCATCCATGATTTCAGCGATGACAAAGAGCCCGATGCTGCGCTTCCCTTCGAGAAAGAAAGTCTCTGAGCTGCCTGTGAAGCTCTCGCGATAGACGCCGCATTTCTCCATGAGACGCCATAGAAAGCGACGGCCCTCAGTCGTGCCGAGCATTGAGCGAATGTCATTAACCTCACGCTCGCGCCGGAACTTCTGTTTCTGACTTTGGTCCCTGACCTGATCCTCGTCTGCTGCGTTTCTCTTTGCGCTCATCGTCTAAAGACCCTTCTTAAAAGCGGATATGGATACGAGTCATTTGGGATGATTGTGATCGTCCCGGTTGGCGGAAAGAACCGGCCGGCGAACATCGTCTTTGGGAAGTAGCTTGATGCAAACATTAGTCTCCCGTGTCGTATGTGACGGCTGTTCTGTTTCCGTTGCTGTCAACCGTTGCAACGATACGGTTCTTTGAATCATTCACATCTCTGATGATGACGGTCGCGGTCTCGGCGCCCGATAGCTTTCCGGCCACAGCCGACAAGATGAGCCTGAGTGTTTCGCGCATCGAGACACCAGTCTCCACGTCTGAGTTATCAAGGAGCGACGACGCCAGACCTTCGGGGCTGAGGTCGGTGAATGGGCTTATGTCCGCACCAAGTCTGCCAATGCCTTTCAGATTTGAATCGATCGCGCCAACGCCATTAAGGGCCGCAGCCAATGGAATGAGCGCGCTTAAGTTCGCGGTGATCGATCCTGTTCCATTGAGTGCAGCGGCAAGACTCGACACTGCCGCGAGCTGCGCATCAGTGATGAGACCCTGACCATTTAAAGCGGCTGCCATTTGAACAAGCTGACTTAGTTGAGCTGTCGTGACCGTGCCGTCTCCAGCAATAGTCGCCGAGGCAGTCTTTACATTTAAAGCGGAAGCCGCGACGCTCGACGATCCTCTGACTTGAACGAACGACGAAAGTCCGCCGCCCGTCTGAGCGATCAAAAAAGAACCTGGAGGCTCATAGCCCATCGGCCGCGAGTAGTTCTTTGGCAAAGCCAGGAACGAGTTTCGCATCTTGTTCGTCTTGCCATAATTCGCACGCGTGTCGGCAACAGAAGGTCCCGTTGAGAACCCTCCCGCAGTTTTATTTAAAACTGAATAGTTGCCGATCAATGCCATCTGTTAACCCCAAGCGAAATCGAGGTGACCGTAGAACGCCGAGTTAACTGGCGTCGCGGCACCGTGATAGATGAGCCAGTGAAGATTCGCGCCGTCGTAGACTCGCGGAAGCGACGGGACCTGGTTAAGGAAATCGCGCTCTGCTGCGACACCGATCGTCGTCATTGGCATGGTGATGAGTGGTTTACAGAGTGCTACCGAGAACGTGCCGGAGACATACGATGCAGACAGGTTGATCTGTGTGATGGCTCGGATTCCGGAGTCACCGCTCGCAAGTGGAATAAATGGTCCGTACTTTCCAGATCCAGTACCAGAGTAAAAAATCAGACCGTTCGCTGCCGCAGTCTTACAGGCTGGCAAAGTTGTCGGAGTTGTGTTGCCAGTGTTCCCGTCCTGGTCAGTGTATGTGATCGACAAGTTCGGAGTTGCTGCACCCATCGCAGTCGTTGAGTTGTTGAACGCAAAGGCCTGCACCCCTGCTCCTGAAGTGTATCGCGGTAAAGTTACCGTGTTATCGGTCGCCTGGTTTCCAGTCGTGGTCACAGACGTGACGCGATAGAATCCGAGAAGATCGATCAGCATCAAGACCGATGGCATCGTGGTCGCAGCCGCACTGAATGCCGATGCGTTTACGATGTGCTTCGTGTCGGTTGATACGTTCCCGCCATGCAAGATGCCGCCTGCGCCAGCCGTCGAATCACTCGTGGCCTGAAACGCCAAGTTTGTACCAGAGTTGTAAATGGTGCCGGCCGCAGGGTTACCGCCGCCGTTTGCTAAGACCGACCACTCACCAGCAACAGCCGCCGTTGTCGGCAGCATGTTTTTATTCCAGTCAGCGCGGTAGAACTTCCCGTTTACCGTTGCTTCGTTGATGAAGTCGTCCATTGATGTAAAGCCAGCCATGCGTTCCCCTCAGTTCCAAATTGCCGTTAGTTCGCCGTGAATGTTCACACCTGAAAGCGAACCGTTCGGGAGACAAATGAAGTTCAAATAGGCGCCGTCTTGAATCACTGGCGCACTCGCCTGCATCGTTAAATAGTCAACCTCGACCGGCGCCGTCTGTTCTCTGATCTGAATCGACGCCAAAGGCTTAACAAGCACCAAGTGGAATAGACCAACATCAGCGCCAGAGATCATCTGTACACCTTCAATCGACCTCACTCCGGTATCGGTTCCCTGAAGTGGAAGGAACGGCCCAGCGGCCGATGCGTTCGCATTCTGCCCACTGACGATTGATCCGACTGCTGCCGCCGTGTTCATGATGACCGTCGATGTGAATCGATCAGACACACCGTCTTGATTCGTATATCGAACACGGAACGTCTGACCTCCAGCCCCCGCCGCAGCAAGTACCGCCATGATCTTTACTCCAGTGCCGTCAGTGTACCGAGTCAGCGACTCAGTATTCACAGTGGACTGCTCCTCAGTCTCGCCCATGTCACAGAACGGGTAATAGAGTAGGTAGTCACAGAGCTTCATCGGCATTGGAAGCCCAGTTGCAGACGACGACATCACAAGCAAGCGGCGAATGATCTTTTGTTTTGGCGATACGTCGCCGCCATGAAGCATCCCACTGGCCGACGATTGGCTTAGCGCTGTGGCCTCAAGAGGCGGTGATGCATAATAGAACGGCTTTGGATTTCCGCCGCTCGACGCCATGTCGAACCAAATCCCGGCAGTCGTGACCTGTGAAGGCGCCTTGCGGAACTGAGTGTATTTCTCAGCTCCGGCAATGTGTGCCTCCACAATTTCACGCATACCGTAGAAGCCAGCCATCAATCCTCAGTAACTGTGAAAGTGCCAACCGGGAACTGGAGCGTGATGCCAGACGATACACTTCGCGAAGCGCTCAATGCGCCAGAGTGGAGAATCGTCCCGGCTCCGCTTGACGTTGTAACGAACGCGCAGTGCGTGACAGTCTCCGAACCAGAAGTGCATTCAGGGAATGATATCTGCACCAGATTTGAAATGGTGTTGCCCGACAGATCAAACTCAGTCGCGCGGTCAACAGCAACGCGAGCGTAGCCGCCGAATGCGCATTCGTTCGTGTTCGCCGAGCCAGCTTCACCTGGATCTGAAGTGTAAAGCGCTGCCCAGAGGTCAGTGTTTGCAGCCCATGGAAAGGCCGTTGCTTCATACATTGCAGCCAAGACTGCGTTCTCTGCGGTATTAGACTTGGACATAACCTATCCTCTTTTTGAGTGCTTCGAACTCTGCATTGAGTCCAGAAATGATCGCCGACAGTTCGGCTTTCTCTTTCTTCATGACTTCGATTTCAGCCTCGACGGCCTTTGCGTCTTGCAATGCTTTGGCGCGAGCGACC